AACAAACCCATCAGAAGAAGAACACCGTTTGTGTAGACAGGTTGAAGGTGTTTGGTGTGTTGATGTATCGGTTGACGGAGAGCCTTTGGTTAGTCCTTGCTGTGGCTTCAACAATGGCGTTCACGGGACAATAGAGAACAGGCCTTTGAAGACAGATGTTGACTGCTCAAAATGTTGCAATGCACCTGACAACTACAGTGAAGCGATATAAGAGGAGATAAAGAAATGGCAAATACAGGTATGAAAGCATCCATCTTTCAAAAAATAGGTGGCATCTTCGATAGGAACAAAGTATTTAACGGCGTCGACTATGACTCTTCTGCTATTAAGTCTGTAAAGTTTTATCCCGAAAAGAATGAAGCTGATGTTCAATACACTGGAGTTGGCGGTAAAACATATAAGTTCCCAATGACTCAAGAAGAGTTTGATGCATTACAAAACGCAGGCAGCAAAGGCCAGTGGATGTATTACGTGGCGCGCCGTTACCCAAACTATAACGGAAAATAAAAAGTAAAAGCCCCCGTTCATATCGCAGGGGCGCCAAACACTACTTTGTGTAGACTTTTTTACATCTTGGACAGGTGATGACAAGCCAGTCTGCCCTCGTCCTTACCGTTGTTCCACATTTATAACAAACGAACGTTATCATTCTCATCATCGACTTCTCCTTAATATACCTTGATGAACTTCGCAGCATTCTTATCTGCGCCAAACCATTCAATGAACTGCTTTTTACCTTTTCCGAGGTCAAAATAACGCATTGTGCATTCATCATTCAAAATGAAAATAATGTCACTTTCTTTTGACTGCGCTCTTAGAGTATCTGCCACCTCGCCTGTGGCGCTCCTGAACTGCTTTGCCATATCTTCAGCAACCGACTTTCTTAGTGCTATTGTTTTCTCAGAGCCTGTCTTTCCGTCATATACGATATATGTGTCGGCCGAAGCTTTTCTGCAGTAAATGAAAGCAGCCAAAAGAAGAACTACCAAAAGCAAAATCTTTTTGTTTTTTTCTGCTCCCAAAAGCCCTTTAAAGAAGCCTATCGTTATCAACACTACCAATGTTACAAAAACGATTGGAGCCGCCCAAACACCAAAAAGAACCATCAAATCAACCATACCTTATCTCCTCTGTTTATTTAGTTTACAAATATAATATAAAAGACTGTTACAAAAAGTTTAATATTTAAAAACTTTTTATCTCAGCTTTCCAAGTTTTTTCCCAAGTTCTGCGCTCCATTATCTTGGTTGCAACAAAATACTCATCTTCATTTTCGGCGACATCCACAAGCATTTTGGCTTTTCTGCTTTTTTGCCGGTTAATAAGCTTTACAGCTGTTTTGTGATACTCATTCATTGTCATTTTCTTTTCTCCTATCTCCATAAATAACCAACACAGTCATTTAAGTCTTTTTTCATCTTTTCATACAACTCAACTTTGTCATCATCTTCAGTTAAGTAGCCGTCATTAATGTTTGAGTCCAACCAGTCACAAAGTTTGTTCATTGTTGACTCACTAACGGAAGCGCCGTTCATTACCCTTTCATAAAGTTTTTTCATTTTTGTTTTCTCCTTGTCTGTTGATATTATATTAACAGACTGTTTTATATTTAGTGGATATTTTTTTCATTTTAGTCCAAAAACAATACCCAAGTTTTTCGAGTAATGCCGCTGTTGTCAATGATGTTTTCAATGCCTTTGCTCTGTTTTTTACCATATCTAACTGACTGTTCAAGCCAACCTAAGAAGTTGTTGAAGCCTTCATAAAAACGGCCGTCATTGAAAATAGTTTTTACCAAGTCAAATGAGCCCTGTTCCAAAGCAAGGTTAATAACATTCCTAACGTATTGCTCTGAAGCATACTCCCAACATTCCTTGTTTTCTTCCTTTGAAAGAAGTTGGTTGTGCGGGTTAAAGTCATCATCCATTGCGCCGTTCATTACGTCAAGCTTTCTGATAATGTCCTTACCCATTTTGATAAGTTTTGTTACTTCTGCATTTGATTTCAGTACCTTCATTCGTTTTCTCCTTATATTTTGTTTTTGTTTACAATAACAATATAAAGAGATATAACAGAAAGTTTAATACAAATATGAGTCTGGAAGGCTTCTTTTTGTCTTCAACAAGTCATCTGTCTCAAAAGGGTTGACCATCAAAGATATATCAACAATATGATGTAGAGGGAGCTCATCAAGTCGGAAGTTTTTGAATATCCCAGGCTTACCGTTTACAGTTCTTATCGTTTTCATTTCTTTTCTGTTCTTAAATAAGTCTGTCTTAGTGAACTCTTGCAAGTCGGAAAGTTTGTAAATATACGCGCGGCGCTTGAAAACTTTAAAATATACAATGTAGATGTCGCCATCGTGCCAAAGCCAACTTTGTTCTCCAATGCCTTGATACTGTTGTGAAAGCTCTAAGGCAAAGTTGTTGTTCTCGTAAAAGTCGATTTTAATGTCAGCTTTTTGTTTAATAAAGCGCCCAGGAGCATCTTTCCAAAAATAATAATCGACGCCCTTGACTTGCGTCTCTTTGTCAATAACACGTTCAATGTCATATGTATCATAAAAAGACGCAGCCACTTGTCTCATTAAGATGTCACCGTATCTGTCTGTAAAAGTTTTCTCCAAGTCATATGTGTTACTGTTCATCATTTTCTCTCCATTCATTATTTACCCACTTAAACGTTGCTTTATCTAGTGTTTTAAAACTAGTATCATATACTATAAAAGATGCGTTGTGTCCGAGACTACCATTTATGAAAAAATGCATTGTAAGATCATCGACTTTTACAATAGCTGCGTTTGCACCAAGATACTCAATGTTGTGATGCTCAAAGCCCAAGGCCTTTATGAAGTCATTAAGTCGAGGGTTAACGCCACCAATGATGTTTAAGAAGTCGTCAAAAAGTGTATCATTCATATATGTATTTAGTGGAAAAAATAAAAAAGCACCCTCTTTTCGAAGGTGCTATAAAATGAAAAAACGAATATTTGAAAGTCGGCATTGAGTATGCTAGCCAACATTCCGTATTATATATTAACATTTATTTTCAACTTGAGTATCTTCAACCCAAACGCAGGCGTTTTCATTTAAATGAAAAATAGCTCTATCAACGAGTCTATGGTCACTATATATGCTCATCGTCGCTTTTGTTCCACTAAAAAAGTTGTAGTCTACATAAAAATGATATGTTAAGTCGCTATTTACTTTCAGTGAAGCTGATTGTTCAGTGTTATAATGTAAGTTTTTATCACTTGGATTAAAGCCGATAGCTTTTATAAAGTTTACTAGTTCTTTGTATGGTTTTGGAACAAGTGGTGTATTCATATTTATTTAGTAACTATTAAATAATATGTAGGCAAATGAGAGTTCCTATCCTAGGCTACATTAAAGTGTGTATCTTCATACTGGCAACAGTTGAATACACATACTGGTAATACTCTCCGCTTACATTTTTAAAAAAGTTAAAACATCTGCAGTTATATTATTTTCATTTTTATCAAAATAGTTGTAGTCATTATAAGTTGTCCATTTATTTCCATCTATTGGCTCTATAAAACAACAAGGTGTCTTTGAATGTGCATTAAAATCTTCAATAGCTTGTCTAAAGTAAACAGGACAGTTTAGTGTGCCATATTTTACAAAGTATCCAAGTCTTTGTTTCAAAGAACGCTCTGAGATAGAGTCTAAAACAACATTGAACCACTCTCTTCCGCTTTCATAAGTTTTTATGCTTTGTTTGTTTAGTAGGTCCCAAAAAGTTTTTAAGTTAATATACTTTCTTCCATTATATATTTCAAATGAAGATGGACAATAAAAGTCCATCTTTTCATAACATTTCTCCATCATAAACTTATTCAACTCATCTTTTGTCATTTTGTTTTCTCCTAAAAAAGACTAACAGGTTTTTCTTCAATGTATTCTTTTATATGTGGCCTTTCTGCTTTAATGTCCATTGCTAGTTTTTTATGAAAATCTGCAAGTGCTTTAAGATATGCATCCTGTTTTTCTTTTATTTTAATAAGATCTTTTGCTTCTTCAATACAATCTCGAGTTGTCATTTCTTCCTCGTCATCGTGCTCTTCAAGCTCTTGTATTTCATCAAAGTGTTCTTTCCAATCTGGTCTAGATGGCTTGTGAATAACTTTATGTGTTCTTGCAGGTAAATATCTTGGGTTGCAAGAATCTTCTGGCTGACAACTGTTAAAGAATGGGTTATTCATATATTCGTCTACAACAGTCTCTACTTCAACAGTAGTGTTTTCAAATGTTTTATCTATGTCTGTTGTCATAAATATAGTCATTCCATTTTCCAACTCTATTGAAAGTTCTTTCGCAACGTCTCTTTGTAATGATTTTGAACCTTTTGAATATACTTTATGAGCTTTAAGTGTTTCATACAACTCTGATATTGAACGATAAACTCTCTCTTGAATGTATTTTCCTTCTCTTGAAAATGATACAACTTTAACTGGTGTTCCTCTTCTATGAAAAGTAAATACGTGATTTGCTATAAACTCAGGTTTATAGTAGCCATCTTTGAAAGTCATTGGTAAGAGATTATCACATATCATCTGTGATTCTCTTGAAACAGTGTCATTACAAACTGGGATAATAAAGTCATTAAAGCCATTATATGACACTAAACATTCTTTTTTATGATGACAAACATAATGAAGCACATTTTTAACAGGCATTTCATATATCTTTGAGTCTAAAGTTGATATAAACAGAATGTTGCAGTTTGATGTCTCAGTTTGCAACCAATACTTAATGACGTCTTCTCTTATTGAAACTGATAAAAAGCCTTTTTCTTGTTCTTTAGTTCTGTAATCATTGTAAGCATTAAAAGAGATATAATATGCTTTTGCATCTTTATATTCGGAAAAGTCTCTGTCAGTTATTTTGCCGTCAACATATGCTTTTCCGTGATTTTCAAAAAACTGAACTCTACAATGACAGCCTGACCACTGTTCACGAGTTCCGATATGCATTTTGCCTACATATTCATTTTTTGTTAAAAAGTTGAAATAAAAGTTTGGTGATTGTTCTGCGAAGAAGTTTAATATCGCGTTTTTGTTGTTGATAAGTTTGTTTGTAAAGTTTGTGTTGTTCATCTTTGCTCCTGTTCCAACTGAGATTCTGCGACGTCGCCCAGTCAGAACAGGATCTCAGATGACTTTCAATCAATATATTAACAGAGTTTCCTCAGTTACTCTATCGATTTACATTTATTTAGTATCCTTATGAAAAATGTAAGAGAAGCTCTTTTTCATTTTGTTGTCATATGAATACTGTAGGGACTTGTCCCATAACTATATATAATAATGTCTATCAAATCTAGATTTTCTAGATTGAATAGAATGGTTATTATATATAGTTATGGGACACTTCGTGTCTTTACTGTATTTTTGGAGCAACAAAAAACAATATGAGGCTGTGTTAATATCATTATAAAGAATGTTCATTACATTTTTGAAAAATAGAACTAAATAAATATAGGAAGGACAAATATGGAGAAACAAATACTTGATTTAATGGAAGTCTGTGCTGCTTCTGTTAAAGACTTTATTGATACAGTGTTGTTTATGATGAAAGAAGACGGATTTGAAGATGATGACATTAGTAACTTCAAAAAGTATTTGCTTCGTGCTTATGAAATACATTATGACTCTGATATCGGAGAACAAGGCGAAAACATAACAAAGTATTTAGATGAACATTACGATGAAGAAGCACAAGCATTGTTGCAAGAAGAACACGAGATTGAAAAATGGTTGAAAGCAGCTGGCTACACAGATGAATGTATTGGTGCTGGATTTGAACAAGTTGAAGGACATCAAGGTAGATCTATGGACTTTGAATACAATGGGAATATCGAGAAGTTAGATGTCGATGAACTAGCAGCTTTGATAGCTGAAAATGTCATAGATGATAGATTTTCTGTCAGAGTGTTCTTATATGACGAAGAAGAGGAATATAAAAATATGTTCTGTGTAGAAGTTTGGTTGAATGAATAAATACTAAATAAAAAGAGGAGATAAAAAAAATGACAAAAGAAGACATTAAGAACGGTGTGTTGGACGTCCTTGAAGACTATTACAATATCATATCACTTTTTAACAAAGGTATGACACTCCACACTGACAAGAAGGCAGGTGGCTTCGATGATGACCTCAAGAAAATCGAAGAACTTAAAAAGTCTTTCAGAGATGTTGACATCGCATAAATAACCGATACCATCTTTCCTTAAAAAAGGCCTGTCTGCGATATGGCAGACCTTTTGCAACTCCCACCACTAAATAAATACAAAGGAGAAACAAACAGATATGGAACAGTTAATGACAAAGAAACAAGCAAAGAATATGGTTGGAGTAAAGAACGTTCTCAGGATGTTTGACTTGGCATTGGTGTATTATAATACGACTAATATGAGTTGGAAAAAATGCATCAAGAAGGCTGAGCAAACATCAGTATGGAACCCGATGTGGCGTGACTTGTAGTTAATATATTTGCACTTGTTCATCACCACTTTTCCTGAAAGGCACTGCTTAACCAGCGGTGCTTTTTGCACTTTAAAACTAAATAAATATAAGGAGATATAAAAATGGAAATAGGAAAAATACCACCACAAACGATAGCGAAAAACATTGGAGAGAGCGGCTGCTTGGCGCTTTGTTACCTCAAACTAACGGCAATGAAGTTGAAAGATCCTGACGCAGACCCATTACTCATTTTATGTTCCAAATACAATGAGCTTGTATCACGAGGCATTATGGATCCAGATTGTTTTATAAATGATGGTAGTGCATTTATTAAAACTTGCTTTGGCCCTCGAGTTCAGAACCCCTTGGTATCAAAGTTGACAGAATACCACGACCCAGAACCAGTAATCGGTTACAATGGGAAACACTTCGTCATTCTTAAAGATGGGCAGATTATATGGAACAGCTTGAGCAATGACCAAGAATGGCTATCGCACCCGATAAAATCATATCGTGAGGTAATACTTTAATGATACATAAATGGGAAATATACTTTGACACAACATCTGAATACTGGGCAAAACTTCAGAAGCTTTATAAAGACAACGATGTGTATCCTAAAACGATAGTAAAAGGTCGGGAGTTACATCATAAGTTCTTAAGATGCTTCTCGAGAATCGAAGGCACTGAAGTAGACAATGATAAAGAAAACTTAGTCTCTCTTTCTTGTGGCAACCACTTTCTTGCTCATTACTATATATGGAAGTGCACAAACAAAGGCTATCGTCGATACACTTGTCGCCCTGTTTTATTAATGCATAGAAAGTCGTTAAAGTTCATTACAGATGAGATCGCAGAACTTATCGCAGCAGAATGGTCTGAAGTTTGCAAAGATAACATACATTCTGAAGAAACAAGGAAGAAAATAGGTAAAACCAGTAAAGGTAGAACACCTTGGAATAAAGGAAAACACCACAAAGAGGAGACTAAAAAGAAAATAGCTGAAACCCTTAAGGGCCGTAAAGCATTAAATGAAACGAGAAAAAAGCAATCTGAAGCTCATAAAGGACACGAAGGTTATTGGAAAGGTAAACATCACTCTGAAGAATATAAGAGAAAAATGTCTGAAGCTAAAAAAGGCAAACACTGGAAACTTGTTGATGGTAAGCGGGTTTGGTATTAACTAAATAAAATATAGAGGAGAATAAAGAATGACTGAATACAAAAATGAAAAAGAACTCAAAGAGTTACTTGACGAAATGCGCCTTGAAATGGACAGTGTATCATCTCGAGAACCGTTTGTTTTTAACAGAAGAGATCCCTATTATATTCGCGACGACGAAGAAGATGTTTGGAGAGACATCTTAAAGTATCACAACAAGCCTTATTATCCAAGAAATGAAAAAATGGACGCTGAAACGACTTTTCAAAAGTTGAGAGGCTATCTTGAACAAACTATTGGCAATGACATTTATAAGCCGCCATATGCAAGGTTGAGAAAGTTGGAAGCAGAGTTGGAAAGAATAAATACACTTTTGCTTACTGTGGATAATATAGATGATAAAGAAAGAAAACGTTTGGAAGAACGCAAGAAATACTGTGAAGCAAAACTAAAAATACGGCAAAACTATTAAAATATATGAATAAGTTGCGTAGTATTAAGTTTTGGGTGACAGCCTGGGCCTGCGCTTTTATAACATATGCAATGTTTGCCGATAAAACAGAATGGACAAACGTTGTGATGGCTATTACGGCGATACCCATAAGCTACAGTTATTTTAATGTTCGACAGAAGGAACTTTTTAACAAAGAGAAGGAAGGAGAGTAAAATGCTTTTGGCCGCTTTATGTGGATATTTGGCCGTATCGTTTGTATCATTTGTAATGCTCCTCATCATTTACGGGGCAGCAAATAAGGATTAAATGGAGAAATGAACTATAATGGCTTTTCGAAGAAAGACTGGATTATTTATGGTGTTATTGCTGCTCTTCTTATTTTCATCTCCGTGTTTTTCGGAGGCTGCAGCACCACAAGAGTCACAACAGACCCTGGAGACATTAGGCAGTCAAATGCATATATCATTGGCGAACTTACGCAGTCTATCAATGAGTTTGACAGAGGACTTGGAGAAGCAACAGAAAAGAGCAGAAATATTACAGACGCAGTTGACAGAGTTGACTATCTCTTCCAACAATACGAACAAACGGCTCTTCGACTCAGAAACGAAGTCAATACGCTTAGAGAACGATTGCAAAAGGAAGAACAAGATAATAATAATGTTAACCTCGGTGATAGCGCTGCACATCTTGATAGCAATGGTAATGCTGGTCCTTAAAGCTAAAGGCATTAGGCTCCCAGATATAGTTTACATTTTATCTTGAAAAAGAAACATTGGGCTGTTCGTATATCGGCTATTACACGGGCTTTGCAAGTCTGATAGAGGGGTTCAACTCCCCTACGGTCCACTAAATATATAGAGGATGAGAAAATGAATATCACTTTTATACTTGGCATCGTATCGCTTTGCGCGACACTCATCGGTGGTTGCATATCATTAGTCAACTTAGGAGTCAAAGTCGGACGCTTAACTTCAAAAGTTGATGAGTTGGATAATGACAACTTTCGTTTTGGGGAAAACAACAGGGAGAAGTTTAATGAGATGAGCAAACAAGACAATGAACAAAGTCAGTCTATCGCTTTATTGAAGCAGGGACTTGAGTCTATATCAAAAGATTTGGTTGAGATTAAAGAGGACCTCCGCTCTTTAAATGCATATGTTCGACAGGCTGAACGCGATAGAGCAGCTCTCGAATCCCGAGTTGACTTTATCGAACGCAGAGTAGAGGGGAAGAAATGTCAGTAATCGCATATGACCAAATAAAGCAAAAAATGGCAGAACAAAAAAAGATGGAAGCAGCTCTAAAAGAAGCAAAAGAGCTTATGGAAGAAACTGCACCATCTACTAAAAATATAAATAAGAAGGAGAATAAAACAAATGGAAGAAACAAAACAAGAAAAAGTGCCAACAGCTCTCGGTGACTACATTGTGGTTGCAATCGAAAAAGAACAGGAAAAGATTACTAAAGCCGGTTTGGTTTTGGCGTCTACTGGAGAAACTATTGCAACAAACACAGGTGACAAACTTGGAACAACACATAGAAACATTGTTGCATCTATTGGTCCCAAGGTCACATTGGACATCAACGTTGGCGACGAGGTGATTTGCAACCCTTGGAACATTCAGTTGTTCGAAAGCGGCGACAAAACTTATGGCGCCGTCCCATCATCTGAAGTAAAGGCAGTGCTCTAATGATGAATGTTGAACAGGAAATCGCAATGCTTCCCGTTCTCTTGGTTGAGGCCATATTGAACCACGACTTCTTTATGGCCAACCAAATAAAAAGAAGAGAGGAAGAGCTTAAAAACTGGATAAATATGAACGGCGGAGGGGGCTGCAATGGCTAAGTCAGAAATACATAAGTTGATGGACGAAAAACGCAACCCCGAAGAACAGAAAAAAGCATTTGCTGAGGCAGAGAAGAATAAGGACTTTACTAAAATGTATGACATATTGTTCCACTCTTCTTGCCAATACCTCAAAAAAGTTCAAGGCAAATACTGGAGCTGGGATCGTATTGTCGATGCTGCAAATGATATGACCATCTTTATAATGAGACGCTATGAAAAAGACCCAAATCATCACGAACCAAGTCATATCGCAGCAGTTTATTTTGTTTATAAAAACGTAGTTCAATATCATTATAAGCATCGTGAAGACCTCGACAAAAAGTGTTGTTCCTATGAAAAGCTGAAAAACTATTAAAATAAAAAAGAAAACATAGGTAGTGGTGGGTTTACTACCTTAACCCACTTATAAAGTGTTTTTACACAAGGAGATTTATAAAAAATGCTTAATGACGCTCTAAGCTCATCTTACAGTCCTGCAGGCCAAAAATCTTTCAACAAACGCCTTAAGGATCTCGAAAATCAAATCAAAGGCTATGACTCAGCTATAACAACAGGAAAAGTAACAGCTGATGAAATAGAAGCTAAAAAAGGCAAAATAACAGACCTCGAAGTTGACACTATCAAAGTAAATGTATCAGCTGACATCAAAGAAGAGACAGTTGAAAAGTCTACTATCGGAGAGTTGAATGCTAACAAAATCAACTCAACAGACATCGAAAATGCCAACGCTATCAAAACTAAAACGTTGGAAGCTTCAGAAGGCGTAAAAGCCGACACAGTTGAAGCAGTTAACGGAAACATTGACAACATCGAGTCGAAAGCAATACACACAGAGGATTTGGAAGTTGACAACATTATCAGCAAGCTCAACTTGCACAAGCTCGACATTGACGGAAAAGAAGCACTCTCATCATTGGCCGAACAGGTATTAGAGTTTGGAAATGGCTACGTCGATGCTTCCATCAAGTCAGGAAACAGACCAAAATGGGGTGAGCTCAAAATCGCTACAGAAGAGCAGGTAACTGGCCCATTCACTATCAAAGGAAAGGTCAACTCAATCGATGAACTCCCATTGAGCTTCGATGACAAGAACGTTGAATGCGAAATAAAGATCCCAGCAAGCTCTTACAGAATGTGGGCTACTAGAATATTTGGTGGAAACTTGAACTGGTCAGAAGAAGAGCCACACGGAAACGTTGCAACATTTATCCCAACAGCATACTCATTGCAGAAAAGATTTGTTGAACAGATGTGTGATGAAGTTAATGAATGGCTTCACGCGAAAGGATATGACCAATATATCGCTGACATTACAGAAGAAGACTGCTATCCATCAACATCAGGAATGGACGGTAACACAAATAACGGCTTCTTCCAACGTTGGGATCGCTTTGCAGACAATGGCACAGCGTTTAGTATTTATCCTGTATCAGGCGGCACTTATCAATGGTCAGTTAATGTTGGTGCATATACTTCTGAAGCTGACTGGGATGATGCACGCTCACCACGCGCAACACACGTAGTCAAGTCTCTTTCAGAAAGATTGGATGAGTATTTGCAAACTCTTACAAATGATGAAATCATTGAGCTTTTTGCTAACATCAGCCACGAACTTACAGCTTGCGGAAAGTCAAACTACATTAGTGGAACAAACGTTGACATATCAACTATCGACGATCCAACAAATACGTGGATGACAAAGCCAATGACAGCACAATACTGGCGTGGTTTTACTCAAGTCCCAGGAACAGTTGTTGAAGACCAAGTCAACAAAGCCGGAGATGTTTACATCGTTGCAGGTGACAACCCAGGCGTTGCTATTTGGGTTCAGGTTGATGCTCTCGACTCCGAATATGTTGAAACAACAGCTCTTATCCCACGAACAGCCGCATTTAACGTATCATCTAGAGACAACTATCCTGCTATAGGTGTTGCATACACTGTTGGTGATGAAGGTACTTCAAGCCCATTGGCAACTGCAATAACTTTGGAGAACAAAGACGACAAAGCTTATACAACTTGCAAAGTTTATCGTGGCGGTGTTTGGGTATTTGTTCCATATATGATTTTGGCCAACTACAGAACAGCTGCTGACCAAAATACTATCGATGCCAACTTGCAGGAACAGATTAACAACATTAACGTTCACCAAGACACTCAGGACGAAAAGATACAAACAGTTCAGGACAACTTGGATGCTCACGTTGATGACTTTGAGATTTACAAAGATGAGACAGCAGAAAAGTTTGATGCCGTTGATGAAACAGTAAATGAACTTGCTACTGAAGTTGCTGACAAAGTATCAGAAGCTCCAAAGAACGGACGTATTTACGGAAGAAAAGACGGAGCTTGGTCTGAAGTATCAGCTGACGGTTTGTATGTTCCAAAGAACTACAACAAAGTTGAGAAATACTTCAGTGACATCGTTCTCAAGAAAGACCCTTCTTATGTAAATACATCTCAGCTTTATGAAGTTGAAATCGAAGGTGAAACAGTTCAATACTTCCTTGGCTTGTGGCACTTAACTCCTGCTGAGTCTGGTGACTATCCATATACAACAAAGAATATGTATGACTTCGTTGAGGCTAACAAAGACAACCTTAACGCAGACGTAGTTGCAGGTGTTGAAGAGGCTTTCAAAGCAGGTAGAGTTATTGGTTGGAACTGGGAGCACACTTCTTATCAGACATTGGAGTGGGTTGACATATCCGTCCCATTCGATGAGGAAAAAGAAGGTGACAACATCCAACGTCCTGATGGTAAGACTATCGGAAACAACAAAATACTTTCAAACGACGATGGTGTAAGCATTGAGACAGACCTCGGATTTGTTGCAACAACACCTTCACCTGTATCAGACATCAAGAGCGTCATCAACAGGGACTACATCCATCAGAACATCTCATTGAGCAACACTCAAAGCTCAAGCGAAACATCCGCTGCAGTTCTTAGAGTTAAAAAGCAGGAAATCGATTCCGTTTTGGATAGAGCTGACTGCTATGCTCCAAGATGCCAAAATAATATCATTTATCCTGACAACAGCAACTGGATGCACAGAACAAAAGACTACGTTTACTACAAAGTAGACAATGCAGCAAATCAGCCTGCTAACACATTCTCATTCTGGCTCTCTATCGACAAAGATGAAAACATTATCAATATGACAACACCTAGAGAGGACAAAGAGAACGCAGTTGCAACAGTATCAGACTTCGAAACTTGGATGACATATAACCCATCTTCTTGGGACGGAGTTAACGACAACATTGCTTATTGGCCACACGTTGACCCAACTTACGGTGGTTACATCACAATGTTTAACAACGGACGCTTTGCAGGATATGTTGAGGATGCAACAGGACAGAGCAACAGCATTTATGCAATGACTGCTTCAACAGGTTTAGGTTACTCAAGAGCAGTTGGTGGTAAGTCATTGAGAGGCGACACACATCGTATCTTGATGGTTAACAACATCAGTGCTGACGCAGATGCTATCAAAGCAGGTATCATTGGTGTTGACGCAGACAACAATGAAGGCTACAACAAGTTTAAGTCTATCGTTCTTCCAACAAGAATAAAATGGGGACACAGAGGCGTTGCAGCCGGTAAGAAACACTGGTTTGCTCAACAGAACACAAGCAATACTTGGATGGTAATATCTCCTTCAGGAACAGTTGCTTCTTATGTTCTTTCAGATCCAACAACTCAGATTGCTCTCGGAACAACAGTTCAGAACTGTGGTATGAACTTTATCGAGTTGGAAAATGGTGACTGTATTTTCGCAGTAAAAGACTACAGCACAGACATTTTCTATCACATCTACTGCCACGACAACTTTGAAGAAGATGGCATTGACCCATTTACAGTTTATCGTTCAGCTATCGACTTCTCTTCTGCAGCTTCTGATGGTTGGCCTTGCGTTTGGGGATACCCATATGTTGAGTTTGGTGACTATGTTTACTTCTTCCCAACAAAGGGTTGCGAACTTGACAGTGGATTTGCTTATCTTGCTAACGCTACTATGACAGCTCAATACAGCCGCTTTAACAAGAGCACAGGAACTTGGTCTGACGCTACTTTGCCTTGGAACAACTCAGGTAATATGGCTTGCACAGTTCCATTTAAGACACACGACCCAATAGAGGACAAGGATTACTTGTGGCTCTTCCAAGGAAATGATGTTGCTTCAACAACATCTCCAACACAAGCACAATGTGTGGTCATTGGAGAGAACGGTGCTTTGCAATATGTTGACCTTGGAACAGGCTCTGCTATCCACTGGTTTGACACAACAGTTGCTGCAGGACAGACAACGTTGAATACTTCTACTTGGCCTAGACCATATAACATCAGTGGAGATGCTACATCAAGCTACTCACAGACAGTCAGAACGATAGTTCCATATGCTGCAGTAACAAAACAGGGTATTGGTATTATGCTTTCCAACGGTGCAAGAGACGTTTGTATCTTCTATGGAAACTGCCACTTTGCGGTTTACAGCTATGACAACTTTACAGACGGTGGTCCTTGGTCAGTGTTTGCTGAAGACGGAAGAAGAGGTGCATCATTCGTTGGTGGAGAATATGGTTGCTTGCTATATGCTCGCTACAACAACGCTCTGGTTTTGCAAGGTGATGAAGCTGACAGCCCATTCGCAATCATTTATATTAAGCCAACAGGAGATGACTTCCTCGGAGAACCTGAATACAACGTTAAGCCTATCGATACAGGAAGCTGGGTAAGAGGCTTCTTCAGATACTTGGACGGTGCCGACTATGCTAAGACAGACTTCTCTGACTACAGTGGAAAAGGCTTGTTGACAAAGATCACACCTATGGTTGGTATGTGGGAGCCTTCAAGAGGAATGACTGACTATGAGATTGAGGATGTTCAAAAGAGCAACACATTGTATCTCAAAGACGGTGACTACATCATCAGTAGTGTTAACATATAATGGATAGGAGAATACAGAAATGTTGGATTTAACAGACGTAACAAAAAAATATAAGGTAATGCTTTCATTCGCCAAAGACGGCGGTGGAAATGGCGGTGGTGGTAAAGGCGGCAACGGCGGTGGAGACAGCAGCTCAACATCAACATCTGCATCAACACCGGGCACTGGAAGTGGAATGAGCTTATCCTTTACAGGTGGTCTCAACTCTTTCAACGGCGGCAAGGACGGCGGCTTCAATGATAGCGGAACAAACGCTGGAGCCGCGGCTGTTGGTGGAGACATCGGCAGCACTGCTATGGGAACAGGCTCTGGCTCTGCATCAAACGCTGTGTCTTCTCAACTTTCGCAAAATCCTGTGTCGATGCTTGCAAACAAAATGAAAGAGCAGGCTCTTGTTAACGCAATGGAAGCAAGAGGCGGAGAAGAAGGCGGTTGGGATCTCGGTGGTGAGTTTGCTGATGCTGAAACAGCAAAGAACGGTTGGAGAGCTTCTGTTAACCAAGCCATATCAGATTTAGGTAAGTTCGGACAGCTCGCTGGTGGCCTTTTGGGTGCAGGTGGTCTTGCAGGAGCAGGTGCTCTTTATGGAACTGGCCTTGCGAATACTGCTGCAACATTGGGTGGAACCTATGGACAGGCAATGGCTTCTGGTTTGTTAGGTTTGATTGGTGCTGCAGGTGGTAAAGCTGCAGACAGCACAGTATCATCAGACTCAAAAGCAACACCCGCATCACCTACATACAACCCAGCTGAGACAGCAAGAGCAAATAACACAACTCGAGGCCCAGTGACAACACCTGCAGCAGCTATAACGAACCCTGGGCCTACAGCAGAGCCTAGTGGTCCAACATTAGGACATAACGACTATACACCTGGGTCACCTGCAACTCCTGCATCAGGCGGCGATACTACTCCCAGCTCTACAAGTGGCTCTAACAGTGGAACAACTTACAGAGGTGGAACAGTAACAGACAATGGTGGAAGTGGAACAATAAGTGGCGGACTCAGTCTTCCATCAAGAGATACCGACTCAATAGGTTTGGGTGTTTATAATGCTGACAGAGCCAACTATGACCAAGATGACTGGAACCGCGGAATGGAACAACAAACATCTTCTTTGGTATCAGATGAAGAGTGCAAACGTTTTGCTATCAAAGCTTTCCACGAGGACAGTGAGCCATTTAAGGTGATCCGCACAACGATAATAAAACGAATGTAATATGCTTGACGACGCAAAAGCTCTAAACGAACCGCTTGACCATATAAATGCTTACCCAACATTGGTTGAGAAAAAAGATATGTATGGTGAAAAAGCGGCTCGGCAAGCTGATAAAGTTAATGAAATAATAAGCTCTATGTTCGATGACTTTACAGTCAAAACAACACAGGGCAAAAAGACTCTCAACAACACATATCGCGCTTCATCATATCGTTCTCAGTTGGTTGACAATGTTAAAGATGTTTGCTACAATGAGTTCTGCAACATATCTTTCGACTTTTACTCAAGCAACATAACAGCGGGAATGGTTGTGCCTGTTCTTCGTTTGACTACCATAAAGTCGATACTCGGTGACATCATATTTACAGGTGTCGACAACAAAACAGCCCCAACAGCATCCCTTGCTCGCTATGGCTTTTTTACAATAACATATAATGACATCGCTGATGAAAAGCAGCTTTCATTTGTTGCACTACAGAACGTCCCAGAAAAAGTTTGGTATGTGTCAATGATGTTTATCGCCAATGAAAGAGGAGCAGAACAATAATGGACAGCTTTTCAATAACAGACCCGCAAACTCCAAAAAGATGTATCGAAGCTCTCAATGACTCATTCAACTCAATAAAAGATATGGTTGCCAACTATCAGCCAAAGACAACAACACAAGACTATGCGGTTCTTTATTATGTTGGCCCAATAGTTGAAGGCAACAAAATATATGTTGCAACCCCAGTTGAAGCTGCCATCCCAGTGTTTGCGCAATACTACGGAGCTCTTCGATATGTTGGTGATTTAGTCGACACAACATTGGCTTTTTCAAACACCTTATCAACAAAAGAAAATGAAATGGCTGACTTTATCATATATCAGCCTTACAGAGTTGCCATCGTAAAAGATGATGTTGGCTTAAACAATGTTGATATGTTTTATCGCAACCCAGAGGAGGATATACACACAAAATGACTATATCAGTAGACAGACAAAGTGGCCTCTTTACTCCTGAGTTGAGCGACAGAATAAATACAATGAGCACCAACTTATGGGAAGACATTCAGGGGCTAGAGATCCCAGAAAAAGCTTACAAAGAAACAGTTGCCCCTTTCAAAATACAAACATCAGTTGAAAGTCGACAGTCCAACTTTTCTATAGGCAGAGTTCATATCATATCATTGGTAGTTACAGGTTCAATAAATGCAAACGGCTTCCAAAAGTTTGCCGACCTCCCATTTTCACCTGCAACCGACATAATAGTGTTGAATGGAACAAACACAGCTTTGTTTAAGGTTGAAGCAGGAACAAACACATTGTTTATCGATACTTTTGGAGCAACAAGAAGTGGCTTTGATTGCTATTTTTGGTTCATATCCTAACTTCCATCACTGTTGACAAAGACAAAAAAGAGAAGCTAAAAGCTTCCGATGTTATTATTAAATACCACTCTACTAGTATTAATAATAGTAGATTTAATAATAACATCGGAAGTGAACTTCCATAAGTTTTCCAAGTCAACCAACCAAAAAACTATTAAATATTAAAAAGGATTTTATATGATACAAAAGCTTTCCAGTGAAATACTTAACGGAGCATTATCAAAAGCGGGAGTTTATAATGTCGACTTTCTTACTCAACTAACATTGACAAACGCTTTAAATGATGCATATCGTTCTGCATATCAACAAATCGCAACATCAGATTCCAACTTTTATAATGTTGATTACAACTTAACAGAGGATGACATCTCAGAATATAAAGACAATGAAACAGCTTTCCCTTTTTATGATCTTCCAAATGACATATACTTGATAAAGTCGGTTCATATTAAAGGCCAAGAAATATCGCGATGTCCACCAAAAGAAAGAGTTGCCGGCACATATCGTATTGCGAATAACAAGTTTGTTTATTATGGCAATCCAAAAGCTGACATAACAATAACATATGTCCCAACACCACAGACTATAACAATGCCTGCTCCCTTTATTGAGCTTTCATTGGACCCATCGGCTGTTACAGAATGGGGCAAGGTTACAGACAAAGGCTTTTATTACAAAACAAACGCTGGACAATACTTTTTCGACTTCGCAACCAACTCATCTGAAACAACCAACTTGTTTAAAGAGAAGGTTCTTGAATATGGTGATGGCACATTGGACCCAGCCGATTACTGCATCAAAGATGATGACGGTGATGTTTTGATAGACCTCAATGAAGAATATGGTGTTGGTGACCTCAACCCAATAGTTGATGTTGCAGTTGATGACCCATATATGATGATATCTTACAAAGACGGCACGATACTTATTTTGCAGAATGGTGTGTCGACTATTTGGAATGCGAAAGCGAGAACAGGACACAAAACATTGGGAAGAATAGTTGGACTCAAAACAAACGATGAAACTCTTTATGGATGCTTATACATTGACGAAGATGGCGTTCTTTATAAAGCTTCATTCGTCCCAGACACTCTATTAAACTACCCGACAAATGCTTTGTTTGCGATGCTTGAGGTTCAGTTGGCTTGCTTACTAATGTCAATGAACGGTGTTGAGATGTCGGAATATATGACAAAGACATTGAAAGAAGAAACAATGAAAGAGTTTTACGATGAGCTTCGACAGAACAGAGCGTCGCCCGTCCGCATATCGAACCAACGTAGGATATACGTTAGGGTGTAAGGAGAACACACGATGGCAGTTGGAATATCAGGAACATCAATATCAACAGGAACAGATGGCCACACATCTATTGGTGGCAAGAACAGCACAACAGCTTCCTTCTCAACAGACTCAAGTGGAAACACAACATACACCCCAGCAGGAATGACTGCAACAGAGGCGGCTGCGGCTCAAAGCAATGGCAGTGATGGCGACAACTCCAGCGACTACGGCCACGATGACAGAGGCTTTGCGTTTACAAAAGACGTAAGCAACCCACAAAACACTGATACGTTTAGTCAAAGCAAAAGCCGTTACAATGCTCAAGGTGTTGATGAGAATGGCTTGACAATGAATGGCAGAGCAGGCGACAGAAACGGAGATGGTAAAATATCTTTCGGAGAAGCTCTTGCAAACAACCTCTCTAATGTTGGCGCTCGAATGAATATGGCTTTTGGTGGTGCTGACTCTTTTGGACGAACATCTCAGGGCAGAACAGCCGACAGAAACGGTGATGGCCGCATCTCATTTGGTGAAAGAATGGCCAATATGTTTTCCAATGCCGGAGCATCTATCAACCAAGCATTTGGTGGAGTGAACTACGCAGGAGAAAACAAGTCTGGTGAACACGTCGTTGCTCCTGGGCAACACGTATCGTTTGGACAAAGAATAACAAACATTGGCCACAACATTGCTTCAAAGAACGGTGCTACTTGGAATGATGAAAATAACAACGGCATTATGGACAAAGGCGAAGTGGCCAAAGCAGCTGCAGGAAGAATGGCAACTGGCATATTAGGTTTGGTGCCAACAGTAGGAAAAGCGTTGGCAAATGTGGCTCAGGGCGCTATGGGTGGAAAAACAAATGGCTTCTTGGGACAACTTGGCCGCAGCATAAATGAAGTGGCAGCGAATAACAATGCAACTCTTAACAATGCAACACCAACACCAACGGGGACAACAGCAGCTACTCAGGACCAACAGGAAAACAAAAGAAAGGCTGAGGAAGTCGCTGCTCCTGCTTTAGTTGACAACAGTAAAAACTTTATACGCAACATCAAAAGAACGCATCTTACTCTCCCGACAACCACATCTGTGTTTATAAAGCAAAGGGACAAGGATAACAACAATATGGTTGCAACCGTCTCTGATGAAGATGTTAAAAAGTTTGCGCTTCATTTTTATAATACCAAAACTATTAAAAATATATAATAAAAGGAACATATCACTATGGCAACGATTTCAAATAAAACAAAGAAAACATCAGAACTTTATCAAGAAGGCTTGCAAGGCGCTGCAACAGCTGCAAATAACGCCGCAGGCAATGCTGCAAAAGAAGCTCGCGCAGCAATGATGGAAGGAGGAGCTGGTAAGTTGGCTGCCGCTTTACAGGGTGCACAGGCAAGAGTTGATGCTTCACAGAATGCTTTCAACCAAGGTGTTGATAAAGCTGCGTCATTGGCTCAGTCTCAAAACGCTCAGGAACAGGCAAACGCAACAGCACAAGCTCAGTTGGACCAACAGACAGAAGCTATGAAGAACGAAAATGAACAAAGGAAAAAGACAAGAATAGCAAACATTGTTGGCGGAGCAGTAAGTGGTTTGGCTTCTGCTTTCTCAGATGAAGGCTGTAAAAAGTTTGCAGCAAGGAAGGTGTTTAAATAATGGCAGAGAATACAGTTTTACCCACAACAGCCGCTGAAGCAAAGGATAAGCTGGCGAATAATCCAGCTACTAGACAAGCTTATAACTACTCAGTTGTTAACAACGCAAGTAAGAATGGAACATCAGCTAGTTTAGCTCCCAAGCAAGTGAAGAAGAGTTGGATAGACAAAGTCAAAGAAGGTTGGAGCGAGTTGACTTCTGAAGACACTCCGGAAGTTGCTGCACAGAGGAAGGCACAGAGAGAGAAAGAGAGGGATGTTCTCAAAGCCAAGATGGCTAAGCAAGCCGAAGGATTGGCTATTGAAGGTGGAGCCCTAGGAACTATGTTGGTTCCTGGATTAAAAGGAAAAGCAGCTGTTGCTATGGGCGCTGGTGCTCTTGCAAACGCAGCCGCTAATGAAGGAAAGAAAGCTGTTAAAAAGTTAGAGGCTCCGGAAGTAAAAGAGCCTAAAACAGATGGCGATGAGCCTCCTATACCTCCAAAAGGTGACAAAGCACCAACCACAACAGAAGAGCCTACAAGGGACGGCTATCAGGAATACGAAAATGAAATCGCAGCTGCTCGTGGTTTGGGCAAATACATTGGAAAAGATGGTAAGCTTGACTACAACAAGTTACAGAGATCCAAAGTTGGCTATGGCATATTAAATGCTTTGGCAGGAGCTTTGGCAGGTGCTGGTGCTGGTGCTGCAGGACAAGCTGCTCCCGATATGAGCAAAGGCATTCTCGGTAGAGAAATGGCCAAAAGAGATGAAGTAGTTGAAAAAATCGATGAAGCTCGAAGAAGCAAGTTAAGACAAGATGAAGATATGTCAACTTTTGTTAAGAAGCTCGGTTTGCAAGGTGCTGAAAACGAAAGAATACAAAAAGAAATGGCACGCTTTATGAGCAACTTAAACTTCGAAGACCAAAAGCGTTTGAACAACTACCTCAAGAATATGCCTATCGAAGATGCTATAAAGATGGGAATAGTTCAGAACCCACAAGGCTTTTTGGGTATGGCATTGAATGCAGCAGGAAGCGGAGTAGGAAGTTTTTTGGGCCAGTTTGCAAAGTCAGATGAAGGCTGCAAAAAGTTTGCGACAAAGAAGGTGTTCAGATAATGTTAGACTTAAGTTTTATCGACAGTGCTGCTCAGTTGAGCAAAGAACAAATAAATGACACAGAGCTGCAGCAGTTGACAGACATTGCTCGACACATTGGTTCTTTTCAATGGCAATATGACGGCGATGACAAGTTGCACGACGGCCCAATAGCTCAAGCATTGTTACAGTGCCCAGGGTTGAAAGACGCGGTGCATATGAATGAAGATGGAACTCTTTATATCGACACCAACTTTGTTGCTTTGGCTACATTGGGATATGTTGCTGCTCTTTGCCGCAAAATAAGTGGCATTGAGTTGGAGCCACCTGCTGAAACAATAAAGAAAGGAGAGGAGATAAAAAATGAACTTGGCGTTACAGAAAATGCAAGATAATGGTTTGTTCGATGAAGAAGATGTTAAAAACGCTGTAGACCAAGGCATTGAACAGTCGGCGCCTCTTATAGCTCAGAATGCTGTAGAGAAAGCTGTGTCGCCTGACAATGTCAAAAAGAAAATAGGCTTATATAAGCAAGGTGTCGTTGCATCTATCGGACAAATAGGAGGGGTGACACAATAATGGACAAGAAAACAAATAAATGGGCAGACCGTGAATATGTCAGCTATCTCTCATCTCGCATTGATGGTAAGCTTGACTACTATAGTTACAAGTTGGCGCGCTATTTGAACAGAGCTGATGTTGACCTCCGCAACTATAATATGTTCAACTACTATTACAACCCAATATCTCTAATACAAGATGCTGACCTTTTGAAAGAGCCAAACACAAACGTAATCAAAAGTGTCATCGACTCTTTGGTATCAAAGTTGGCAAACAATAAAGTGCGCCCGTTCTTTACACCTGTTGATGGAACATTCAACACAAAGAAAGTGGTTCGTCAAGCACAACAGTTTTTCGACTTATACTTCGACAAGATACAGGTAAATGAACTTGTGTCAAATGTTTTTAGAGATGCTTGTATCTTCGACATTGGATATATTTTAGTTAACCCATTTACATATGAAGTGGAAAGAATAAGCTCATATCAGATAGCAGAGCTTTATGTTAACAATGAAAGTCAAGTTGCTCTCATTAAGTGGCTTCATCAGCCTTCTTTAATGTTGAACAAATATGGTGTTACATCGGGACAGCAGTTTGTTAACATTGAAATGCTCATTAAGCAAGATGAGGCAGTTCTTTATGTTGATGAAAAGCCTGTTAAAAAGCAGTCATTGGCATCATATCCTGTCATAAAAGTTTATTATAATAAGCCTGTTGAAAAAGACAAGACAGTGTCAATAGTTGATGAGCTTGAAGGAATACAAACTCAAATCGACTTGATAAATGCTAAGATCGCTGCAACAACTCAGCTTACACCTGGGAACGTTGTGTTTATCGATGAACAGAGCGGACTCAAAAGAGAAGATGTTAACAACAAAGACTGTGAAATATATCAAGTTGGCATTCAGCCTGGGAACACTGCGCCGCCGGTAAATGTAGTTACACCTGCGCCTATCGACCCATATTATCAAACATTGTTGGAGTTCTATGTCAACAAAGCTTATGATATGATAGGCATCTCTCAGTTGAGCGCTCAAAGCAGAAAGCCTTCTGGGTTGGACAGTGGCGTTGCTCTACAAACAATGGAAGACATTGAGAGTGACCGTTTTGAAACTCAAGTCAACCACTACATCAATGCTTACATCGACATTGTTAAGAAAGTGATAGAATGTATCCCAGATGATGTTGAGATATTGCCTTCTGATAAGTGGCAGTGCAACTTAAAGTGGTCTGATATGAAAAAGCAAAATGACCTTTACAGAGTTCAATACTCCGCTGCAACATCATTGAGCAAAGACCCTGCTGAGAAAGCTAAACAGATTATACAGATGAGTCAAATAGGCTTGATAACACCATCGAAAGCTGCTGAGTTGATGGATATGCCTGACCTCTCAGATGCATATACAGACGCTGAAAGCAAAGAGATGGCTATCGCAGCTGTGGTTAACAATGCAGTTGAATATGACCTCTATGACATCCCTGACTATATCGATTTGCAGGGACTTGCTAGAGAAATAACATTGGAACAGAACCAAATGTTTGTGTCATTAAGACAGGGCAAAGAATATGCAAAATCAAATGAAGAGATTGCCGAGTCTTTGAAACGTTTGGCAAAGTTGGATGAAATGTGTTCTGAAAGAATGGTTGAACTTGGTATCATCGACTTGACAGCTGATGAGACAACTACCGCTCCAACAGAAAGCACAACACCTGCCGTAAGTGACAGTGGTTTGGCGCAGACAGCAGAACAGCCATCTTTGGAATAATAAAAAGGGGAGAATAAAGATATGTTGCTAGAAATACTAAGAGAGTTGAGACAGACTATCAAAGAAAGAAAGCAAGAAGAAGCATTTAGAGCGCAGCTAATGAAAATGCCTTTGAACTATGATGCATTGGAACATTTGGCTAACAAATACAAGGATCGCAAGATTACCATCTCAATAGAAGGTGGCCATACTATTACCTTGGAACCTCGCAATGTTAATGCTGATGGGAACGGCTACAAAACATTCAAAGAGAAATATGAAGCCGCTCATAAAAACTATTAAATATTAAAAGGAGTTACTCAAAATGGATGAAACTTTTCTTAATGAGCTCAAATCCATTCTTTTCGCATTGGACGAAAGGGTTGGCAAACTTGAGCATACATTAAATGATGTTATCATCGCAAGTTGGAAAGAAGCTGCTGAAGAAGAGGCAAGAATAGAACAAGAAAGAGTTGCAGCTGAGCAAAGAAAAGCAGCTCTTGAACAGTTTACAGCCAACTATCCACAGGTTGCTGAACTTGCTGGTCCACTTCAAGCACTTTATGGACAAGACTACGATGTTTATGGTGACCTCTATGACACAATGCAGGGACATATCAACGATGAAGGCTTTGATGAAAAAGCTTATGTTGATGGCCAAGTAAATGATGTCAAGGGTAGGTTGGCTTCTGTAACCGGCGGAAACAAAGAAGCTGGTGAAGAAGATGGCAAAGAGGAAGAGCAAATCGACGAAGCTCAGTTGGCTCGCGAACTTGCAGCAGCTCAATAATAAAATAAGGAGAATATAGACAAATGGCATTTACAAACGAACAAATGCAGGCAATGTTGAAGACAGCCTATCTTTCAGGTGTCTACAACGCAAAATACCAAAACAGCCCAGTGTTGGCTGAGATTGGTAAAGAGAAGTTTGTTGGAAAGGAAATGAAATATCCTTGCCAATATGGTAACGGTGGGAACTTCGGTTCTATTTATGGAACTGTGGCTAATAACAAAGAAGTTGGCGCTCGCAATATGGAGTGGAAAATGGAGCCTGGCTATGTGTTTGGCTTGTTCAACATTAACCAACCTGAAATCCTCTCAAGTGCTGAAGAGCGTGGTGCATATATGAAGATCTTGGCTAACAAAATGGAAGCTTGTTTTGACGGACTTTCAAAGATGTTGGCTGGCTACCTCTATGGTGGTAAGAAAGAGGGTCTTGGATACTTTACATCTGCAGTTGCTACAGTTGCTGCTGCTGACAATGTTGCGACAGTGTCAAGCTCAACTGCTATCAAGTTGGATGTTGGAACACGCTTTGTGGTTGTTGACAAGGCTAACGTTTACTTCACAGTAACAAGCATCGATGACAACACAATCACTTTCAACGCATCAGTTGCTGGTGGCTCTATTGCTTCAGGTGACCGCATCGCTCTTTATACAGCTTTCACTCCTGACTTCAATGAGTTCCGTGGTATCGAAGGTTTGGCTGACATCCTTCCTGTTGTTGACAACGACCGTTCAGGCGCTGACTGGGAAACATATATCAAGACACCTTTCCGTGGATTTGATAGAAGCAAATCAGTTAACCGCCTCGCAGGACAGTTTGTTAAGGCAGCTGCTACAGGTGATACTCGCCTTTCAGACGCTTTGGTATCTCTTTTGAAGAAATGTAAGAGAGCAAACGGCTTGCAGGATGTCGTTATTATCAACGATGAGACTTGGGATGCTATCGGTGCAGAACTTGGCATTCAGCGCAACCTCTGGCAGGCTACAAACAGTGGCAATGATAAGAACCGCTTCACAGCTGGTTACTCTGAGTTGGCTACTGCATTTGGTGATGCATTCATTGGACGCACAGTAATCGACCCATTCTGTTCTGATGACAGAGCTTATATGCTCGACAAGAACGACCTCAAGTTCTATGATATGGGTAACGTATCGAAGGTATTGCAGCCTGTTGAAGGCAACCGCCCTGAGCTCGGTTCAGTTGGTGACCAAGGCTTTGGTGAGACAGTTGATGCTAAGCTCAATATGGACAAACTCTTCACTATCACACCTGATAGCAACGGAGACTATGGTCCTGAGTTTACAATCGCTGCAAACATCTTTGGACAGTTTGCTCTCAGACGCACTGCTTCAAGTGGTGTTGCGGTTCTTGCGTAACCGTTAAATAAGAAACTCCCCTTCTTATTATATATTGGCTCATCCGAAAGGGTGGGCCTTTTTTGTAAAACTATTAAATATTATAAAACAAAAAAAGGAAAGGAGCCTTTTAATGCAACCCATATCACTTAAGTCAAAATACTGCACTGACTCTGCAGACATTACATATGCAGCATCAGACGAACCAAAGTTTTCAGAAAAAACTCAACTTTACTGGAACGGAACTCTAAGAAACACCCGCATAAAAAAAGACACAGGCTTTCCCTCTACATCTGGAAAAAACATTAAGTATGAAAAAGCTGACAACGGCGTAAATATCATTACAGATGGAAAGACTATAAATATGCCTTTTACATCAGTGTTGGCCGACTACTATAAAATACAGAACAAAGCATCGGGAAAACAAATCGCTCATTGTGTTTGGAATGAAAGGGTGTTTACGTTATACAAAGACTCACAGCAGATTTACACAGTTGTTGAGACAGACAAAAATGACAAAGAAATAAATCATAAGCAGTTGCCCAAGGACACCTCTGCTATGTTTACTTCCGTTTACAACACCGATGAAGAGCCACTTATTTTCATCAACACAAAAACAAAATACTCTATCACCAACTTTATAAATAATGTTAGTGTTTATAAAGTAACAGACTGGTTTGACTTTGTGGACAACCAACCCGAATATGAATACAAGCTTGATAGCGAAAAAGCTGTAAATGTTCAGATATTAAAAGCAAAGTGGGAAGAGACAGCTGAAGCAGCAGCAACAGCGCTCCACACATATCAACTTGCTATCGAAACTTACTACTATACGCAGAAGGAAGCTGACAAAGAAAAAGCTGCTGAGGAATATACAAAATACATAACACAATACAATGCTTCACAGGCTGCTGAAAAAGCTTATTTGACAGCTCTTTGGAACTACAACCCTCAAGAAGAAATCGACTACTGCAATGAGCAGATTGAAAAAGAAACAAATGAGAAGTCGGTTGCAACAAAAGCTTTAAAAGACATTGAAGAAACAAACGCTGCGCAGTTGGAAGAAAAAGCTCAGTTGGAGAAAAACATTGCCAACTTGGACTCTAAGATCGCAAAGTTAAGAGAAGAAATATACTCTGCAAAAGCACCTGCGTTGAGTGATGAAGCAAAAGCTATCAAAAGAGAAGCTGATGAAAAGTTGAAGATAACAGAAGAAGAATACAACGCAACTCATTTGGAATGGTTGGACAGTGTTAAGGCATATCTTAACAACCTTGATAAGTTCTCAAGCTCTTTCAGTTGGTCTTGGAGCATATCATCAACCCAAAGCAGAAGCGGCTCATATACTTTCAGTGGCAAAAAGTTGCGAGAGGCTCTTCCTTCTTATTTGCCAACAGTTGGTAGATATATCGCTACAGGAGCAACAGTTGAAGTCAACAGCAACTCAGTCGGAACATTATCAGGCTCAGGAAGCATTGACGGCAACAAAGTTAGGCTATCCACAAACTCTGGGAATGGCTTTACTTACAGAACAGTAGGAAGCGTTGCCTATCTCTCTTCTTATGGTGGCATTTTCTATGGCTTCAACTACAACGCTATAAGCGGTTACACAGATGTAGTTAACAAATATAAAATACAGGAAGAAGCTTTAGGAAGAGTTGCTGCTGCAAAAGTTGAATGGAACCAAACAATGAACTCAAACGTCGAGCTTTCCAACTACATTACTTTCATCAACAGCTATGAGAGTATGAAAGAAGAGCTCGAACAGTATGTCATCAATGTATCGATACTAAGAGGAACATATGGTGCTCTTCTTAATGAGATTGATGAAGTATTGAGACAGATACACAACAAAGAGGTTGAAATAGAACATATCACTGCAACTCTTGAAGACTTGAGAAAGCAGTTGGCTCGAGCAACATTGGATTTGGAGGCTCTTCCGAAAAGTGAAAAGATTGACGACCAAGGAAATGTAGTTTACAAAACATTATCTTCCATCTTCAGTTGGGAAAGCACTGATGGTGTCCCTTTAGGAGATGCAAACAGTGGAACAACTTTCAGAGACAACAACAGCAACAAGTGGATCGTCGTTGGCTTTGATGATGATGACAAGAACAGAGCCATCATTTTGTATTGGAATGAAAATGACAAAAAAGTAGTCTCAATAAAGTGGTATGGTGTCGTCGCTCCAACGGGAACAATAACAGGTGAGCCTATCCCAGACCCAGATACATTTACAGAAAAAACTCGACAGTCAAACGGAACATATCGTTGGGATATGCAAAACGGTGGCAACTCTAGGATAGCTGGCTCTTTGATAGGTGGTTACTACTTCAACAGAACAACGTCATCTTACAACAAAATAGTCATTGATGAATGGAAGGCAGGTGAGTCGGTTAGAGTTAACATCTCAGCTAATGACACTTTGACAGCTGAAGAAGTTAAAGAAGGCAAGCCTGACCCAGTCCGCTTCTTTGTGTCCAACTTTGCTGACAGCCGCGGAATATATTACGACTATGGACAAGGTTGGCTCAAAACATATGTTCGTAAAGTCAACCCATCAAGCAGACAGATTTTTGACTGCTACATCTATACTTATGGAATGGTGTCAGAGAGCAACCTCCCATATCAAAAAGAGTCGTTGATGGCCAAAGGAAAGACAGCTGTATGGACATATGATGCTGACAAACTTAACAAAAGAATATACACAGTTGGTGGAACAAACAAAGCTGATGACTCTATATTGACCTTGTTGCCATTCTCAGTCAACATATTGCCCGAAGAAACAAACGCAACAACAGGACAGGCTTTGCCAACATTGAGAGCTCAGATTTATGGCCTCTTGCCTCTCTCATTCAGTTACAACAAGTCATTGGTGTCGAACGGTGAAGAGCACGGAGACTGGGTTGTGCAAACATCAGCTGATGGCAACACAATCATTCTTTCAGTGAGCTCAATGATATATGTAATAAAAAAGACATCAGATGCCGAAGACTTCAAAGTTTGGAAAGTTGCCGACTACTATTACCAAACAAATATACTTTCTGATGACAACACCATCATAGAGGACAGAGACGGCAACATAAATGTTGAGAGAGGCAACATCCCATATGCTGAAGAGTGTAAGCTTGACATCGAGGACCTCAACTTAACGATACCACCATCAAATCAGTTGGTGACAAATGATACTTGGTATTGGGCTGCAGCTTATAACCCATTCTTCTTGAAAGGTGTTAACGCTTCATATCTTTTGCCTGCTATCGCGCTTCCTCTCTACATTGACTCCTCTCAGTTGGAGGCTTTTCAAACAGAAGCTTTGGAGCAACGTGGTTCTATCTTGAAGCCAATGCTTAAAGGCTTGTTCGATGAATATGAAGAGGTTGACATTTTCTATACAGTTGCAACCGTTACATCAACATTGTATTATAAAACATCAAACATTGTTAAGGTGTCTGACATTGATGAGGACAAGTATGACGTCTTCGGTAAAGAAACATTTGATGTCGACCTAAACGGAACAACATATGCTGTGTCAACAGCAACACAGTTCTTCCCAATAGGCATAGGCTCTGTATTATCAGGCGTCAACTACATCACTCCAACTATTGGCCTTGAAGACGAATATGCAGTCCGCTTATACACAAACAACAACAGAGTTTATGGCGGCTATCAGTTTGCTGCAAGAATATATAACGGAACAAATGTGTTCACAATATATGGCCGCAACTACTACTACGACCGCCAAGGCATCTACTTCATCGGAACATCTTCAACTTACACAGCCAACCAGTTTGTATGTTACGCTTTGGGTATGAGATACTTGGCGAACTCCGGCTCTGAAGCTTATTTTTACTCTTATTTTGACAAAAGCATATACATATTTACTGGTTCAAACACATTGCAGAAAATGCTTTCTCTATCCAACCAAGGTGAGATCGTGGACAGCTTGTTCTCTTCACAGGAACAGATACTCTATCTTTTGACAGATGAAAACAAGTTGCTTATGTTTAAAGAAGACGACCTTGCTGCTCTTGATTTGGACATTGAAGGAAAGCTTTACGGAACTGAGTTGGGCTGCGCGATAATAGCTGACAACAAATATGAAATAATATCGCCTTACAGAGAATGGGACCGTTTACCGTTCGCTCTCTCAACAGTGTTCATTGGCTCAGACGCTGGCTTAACCAAACTTTCTCATTTTGACTTCTTGGCTTATAAGATGACAGATGACCCAGTTACATTTAAGATAACAGTTGAAACATTGAATGGCATTGAAAGAGCAACAGAAGTTAAAAATATAACGATAACAAAGGATATGTGGAAAGGCCGCTCATATAGAATACGTTACAGCCCAAGAAACTGTATTGGCAACTCATTTAGGGTTGGCTTATATAGTAATGACGATGTGGCTGTGTCTTTCCACGGTTGGGAAGCTGCTCCTTATGGAAATACTGCAGCACCAAACGGAAGATAATAGGCAGGGGAGTTGATAATGGCAGTTGGAAAAGTTAACCTTGTTGATGCATATTATACTGAGCTAACAAATCTTCTCACTACGGGCAAATGTTCTTATAATATGCCTATATCAAAATATGTTGAAAAGAACTTTAACTCTTTAATGAAAAAAGCATCAGCTGAGACGACATCTGAAAAAGCCTTGATGCAAATGGATAGGTTGGTTAAAGAAACACAGGCCTATCTTGACACAAAAGACTCAATGGATGCCGACTACACTGAGTATCTTATTAACAGAAAATGCACCCCTTGGCAGAAGGAATACTTCACTGACAATGCAAAAAGAATAGTCAACCAGTCAGGACGTCGTGCAGGTAAGTCTTATGGTAATGCTTTGAAGGCCATCAAGCACTGCTTAGTTGGCTCTGATATGATAAATGGCATTGTTAAAGTCCGTTCAGCTGTCATCGTTGGATTGACAAAAGAAAAAGTTGGTGACCAGTATTGGCAGTTGATAAAAGACACAATCGATGAATGCCACATCAAAACTCAAAAAGTGGATAACAGCTCATATGAGATAACATTCTCAAATGGAGCACGGTTAGTCCTCAGAGGCAACAATAGCAAAGCTGAAAGAGAAAAGCTCCGCGGTGATGAATACAGCCTTATTATCATCGATGAGGCGCAGTCTCAACAAGGGCTCCGATATATGATGGACAGTATCTTCGAGCCTATCGCATATGCCCGTGACAGCCAAATAATACTAAGTGGAACTGGTGCTCTCGTTCTCGGATGCTATTGGCAAGAAGTTACTGACGGTAAGCTTGCGAACAAATGGAAACATTACAAAGTTACAATGAAGGATAACCCAACTATTGCTGACCCAGAAAACGTTCTTCAAAAAGTTCTTGAAGAAAAGGGATGGACAGAAGATGAGCCTGAGTTTGTTAGAGAATACTTAGGAGAAAACTGCTACGACTCAACAAGAACAGTTCTTCCAAATAGAAAATACTATGATGCACTCCCAAAGAATGCCGTTTGGGAACAATGTATTATCGGTGTTGATTATGGCTTTTCTGACTACAACTCTTTCGTTCCTGTATTGGTTGCAAACGATGGAAAAAGATATGTTGTGGGTGTCTATAAAGCAAATCATCTTTCTGCGTCTGACTTGGTTAAAAAGTCGATAGAAATAAAACAGTGGGCAGAAAGCCTTAAGATACCAAAAATACTATTTGTTGCTGATACGTCTGACCAGTCAATATCTCAAGATATGTGGAGACAGGGTGTTAAAATACAAAACTGCTATAAGTCTGACGAAAGACTACAATGGTCAAAGTTGAAGGAGCGCTTGGCTACAGGAGATCTTTTGATAGAAAAAGATGGTATTATCGATGAAGAAGCAGCAAAAACAGTATGGAAGTTTGATGAGGAAAAAAGACAGGTTATTTACGAAATAGATGATGATGTGTATCACCCTGAGTCACTTGATGCTCTAAAATACGCCAACTTTTATATCGACACTAAAAAACTTTCCAAAACAAACTTTAACTAAGTTCAAAATGTTTTTTGTGACAAGACTTTCTTATGCCTAATGCTACATCAAGAGCGTGTCGAAATCCAAGTCTTGCCCATTCTCGTGAATAATGAACTTCGCCACTTTCAACGCATTTTATAAGCTTACCGCCTTTTGATTTTGATATGTTATTTTTCCATTCTTCAGAAAAAGGCCTGTTTGATAGCTTCTTTCGTGTTTTTTCTGATAAATGCTTTCCTTTGTTCCAAGGAGTTTTCCCTTTATGGTGCAATGACCCGTGCTCTTCTTTTGTTAAGAAAATAAGTTCTTCCGCGGGTCTATTGTAATACATATCAAGTGCTTTAAGTTCTTTTGCTGTAATATCAACAAGTCTTCTTTCACCATCAGAAGTATGTGTCTGAAGTCGATGATGACATTCCCAGACTTGAGTGGTGTCTGCAACTGCTTGTTCATAGTTCTCGATAAGTTCAGGTGTTGTGCAAAGTTCAAGTATGTTTTGTTTTATCATATGTATTTAGTATTATATTAACAAAATAAAACTATTAAAATAAGGAGAAACAAAAATGAAAATAAGTTTGATTATACCAACAGCATATACCCCAGAGCCTTACTTTGGCAACTGTATGGCCCGCGTTAAAGAGGAGACAGCCAAAGGAGACTGGGAAGTCATTATCTCTGAAGATGGACCAGTGACAGAAGAGATGAGAAAGCAATACCCAGAATGGGCCGTGGTGTTAGAGCATCCTGAGCCAAGTGGATGTGGACAAGCTCGCAAAAGAGCACAAGAAATATGCACAGGAGATGTTGTATGTTTTCTCGACTCAGATGACCTAATGTCTCGCGGCTATTATGACATTGTTAAAGATGCTTGGGAAAAACATCCTGACGCAAGCGCTATCGAGTTTGGCTTTAATAATGTTTATCCAAACGGCAACGTCGAGACTATTTTCCCAGATGGTGTCGACCAAACTTATGGCAACTTCAGCTATGAGATGGTGTGGGAGAAGTCTTATAATGGCAAATATGTGCGCGAAGCAACACCGTTATATAATCCTCCGTTGATGATGACACCTGCAGAAGACTTGCTATGGAACACTGTGTATCAATCTGTTCACAATGAGCCCTATGTTAATGAAAAGTATTTGCTTTTGGACCGCATCGTGCGCCATAATGGGTTGGCTCACTCGACTGCTGCCAATGTAAAAAACAGAATAAAAATGATGGAATACAGTATGGAAGTCGCAAAGTCCATATCAACATCGGCGCCCATTTATATGTGGATCCTCCAGTATGTTGAGCAGTTGAAAGGCTCATTAATGAAAGGCTCATATCATTGCAGTGGTTACAGATGGCAAAACTATCAGATCGTGCCTGTTAAGAACAATGCTCCTATCACTTTTCATCTTTTGCACGAATGCAACCAAAAATGCCCTTATTGTGTTAACGCCAAATATGGAAAGTGGGTTGCTGATGGCAGCGGCATCGACTCAAAGGCTATCGCAGAAAAACTTAATGATGCTTTGAATAAGTGGGACAGCTTGTATGGCCTTCCTCCTATGGTTACGTTAAGTGGCGGTGAGCCAACATTGTTAAATCCTGATGATATGAAGGGGACGTTCGAAAGTCATCCTGACACACTCTTCATTATGTTCACAAATGGGTATGCTTTGGATAAGTGGCTTGCTGCTGACATTGACAACCTCATTTTCAGAGCTCATTCAGTTGATGGGAAAATAAAGCCTGAGTGGTTGGAGAACGACAAGGTGCAGACATATTGTTACGTTGGAGAGCCTGATGACCCAACATTCAAAGCTTGGGCGCAGATGAAAAAGAAGTATCCAAAGTTGATGACATTTACAAACATTTTGAATAAAACAAACCCATCAGAAGAAGAACACCGTTTGTGTAGACAGGTTGAAGGTGTTTGGTGTGTTGATGTATCGGTTGACGGAGAGCCTTTGGTTAGTCCTTGCTGTGGCT